TTTATAAATCGGACATCTAATCTCACCGTGAGCCAATGGAACCGCTCGATTCCATCCGGCAACGTGCGCTTCTAACAAGTTCCAAAGGAATGCGGATTTTGGAATCTTATGATAGAACTGACCGATTCCATTGTAATTATTAGCGTTAGCCGTTGAGCCATACGGAAAATTAAAATAGGTGGATGATGTCCACCTAATGTCTGCAATGTAAGCTTGTTCTGTTGTTGTAACAGAAATCTGAGTGCACCAAGGAGCCAAACAAGCCATTGCAGCGTTGTTTTGATCTTTAAAAACATCATCAGCAACACCAGTGCTTTGCACCGTCTGATTTGGCTTGCCAAGTATTCTGACAGAAGCATCAACACCGCCTTTGCCTCCCCACTTATTAATCCAGAAATCAGATCCGAATACATTGGTTATTGCCGGAACCAGCGGATCTGTGGTGAATACTCGCTCAAGATTAGAATCGTAGACGCTGCTCGAGAACCCCCAAGGTCCACCAGAAGGAACGTAAGCGCAATTGACTGCCGGATAGTAACTCGCTCCTCCAATTGCGGTTCCAATCTGCGGGAAAACGTAACCATACATACCGCTGTAGTTGCTCGGCTGTGCAATTATGTAGGTCTTCTTAGCTGATATGTATGGAGTCCCAATCCATGCACCAACGCCAAATCCTTTTGGCCTTAAATCTGTCCGCAACTCTATTACGTTTGCGGTTCGCTCGTAGTTTGGTATATCGCTAAAAGCGTTGGCATCATAATTTTCAATCCCTCTAGCCGTTGACGCTACTACTTGTAATCCAATTGGAGTTAACCTGACAATCCCAACTTTCTCCTCTGGTATATCAACTACATCGTCATAATTGACGAGAAATCCTTCTTCTACTGCAATGCGTCTGCGGAGATCTCGCATTGTCTCCATCCATGTTGGAATGTTACCGGCTTGCCATTGAGTTGCTGCATTAGGCGAAGCTACATCTTGAGTGTAATAGTATTCTGGATAACCGATTAAAATGTTAGTACTTGTCGGATTGATTTGCCAAAAAGGATCAGACGCGCCAAAGAACACGTTGCAATCAATAGGATAGATCCGAATGATTGCATTAGGTCTTTTAGTGGTCATCACTAAAACATCTCCGCTTACTTGTACATTAATTCCTATGCGATTAAGTTGCTCGGTAAATAGCGTAACACCAGTAAAAACTGTTATGTAATCTTCAAATACAGCATTAGTCAGACTGCTGTAAATCTGAATCCTAGCGCGTCCCCAAGTAAAGATCGCATCTCCAATAAAAGTGTTTGACTCAGATGGATCCGCATATTCTGGATACATTGCGCGGATATCGTGCATATATCGCGCATCTACCCAAGCTCCCATTGCTCGCATCCACTGGAGAGCAATGAATGGATTGGCAATGTTGTTAGCCTTAGCAGATCGCTCCATACAAACAGACAGCGAGTCTGGTTGTCCGTACATTGGCGGACCACCGGCAAAATAAGGAACGTCTCCCGCGACGTAAGGGAAGAAGTAAACGCAGGGAGTAGCATCACGCCAAGTCGATAGCCAAGTACCGTCAGCGCGTCTCCTGAACGATCTACAGCCCATTGCTGGGACCGTCTTGCGTTCTCCAGAACCGTCTGGCAATTGGAGAAAAACTGTAATGTCTCTGCTGCTACAGTTATGGACTCGCCAGCAATCAAACCGCTTGTAGGAATTGAGAATCCTGAAAGTCGAAATGCCTTCAAGCTTGATCTCAGCGACAGCGGTCTTGTGGTTGTGGATTCTACCGGGAGGCAATGAAGGAACCGATCCAACTGAAGAAAAGTAAGATCTAACGTAAGAGAGATAACCAGAATCCCAATCGTCCCATCCTAAATGGACATCGTAATCAATGCCATCAACAGTCCTTTTGTGTAACTCAAAAGATTTTTGAATTGCCGCAATGTTGCAATCATTGGAATTGAATGTGGTAACGTATTTATCAAGATAAACCTGACCACCTTCTTTATCTTGATATTTGACTTCTAAGTTGGAAAGCTCACTTGCAATCTGTGTTTGAGTCAGAGTACTTCCAGTTACATAAAAGCTTGTGTCTGGATCTCTGGAATAATCGTACTGAACTCCAAAAGGTATCTTGGAGCTAAGACCAACCACAAACGGAGTCTTACCGTCTAAAGTTCTGGCGCACTTATTGTCGAATCTCGCGTATAAATCATTGAGATTGCGAGCGGTCCACATCTTTTCGTTTCTATCAATTGCCAATGGCATATCAATAGAACCAAGATTCCTCCGAGGTTGTTACAACTGTCTTTCCAGTCTGCTTTATCTTAAGCGTCGTGCCATTAGGAGTCTGCTCAATCGCTTGATCAGGTCCGGCAACAAGCTGGATCTTGCGGACTACGTCAATCAGTTGATTGATAGCGCGAGCGTGTTCTGCTTTGATACCACGCTCTGCAACCTTAGATGGTAGTGTAACAGCCATTAGATCTCGCAGAATTGAGAGAAGATTTTGACGCTTGATCCGCTGGTGACTGCTTTCAGATACAGGTTAGCATCAACTCGCGGAATAAGCATGAACTCTCCAGCAGGAATTTGAAACTGGTAAGGAGTAGAAACACCAACATAGACCGCATATTGCAAGTCTAGGTTCTTGATCAACACTTTGTACGGCAAAGAAAGATCGGCAGCAATCTCCAGCAATTCATCAGCAGCAGAACCGATATCTTGGGTATTTTGACCCATGTCGGTTCCAGTCATGTTTGATGTAGTGGTAAAAGTCTGCGAGTTGATTGATGCACCATTTTTGGATGCGTACAACCTAGCGGACATTTCGATCTCGTTTGCCATAATTCAGTTGGTTAAATCTCGCAGAACGTCGCTTGAATGGTCACGGCAGAGGTATTCGCTAGGAGATACAACGTCGCACTAACGTAAGGCATCAGTAGCGTCTCTCCGGCAGGGATACGCATCGTGTAAGTTCCAGAGACAAAGCCAAGCTCAACATAGTTGGTATTGTCCAAGTTGGCGATTAGTAGCTTGTAAGGACTAGCTACATCAACCGGAACGTCTAGAGCTTCAACGGTGGTTCCAATCAATTGGGTTTGTGAACCCATATCGACTCCAGCCATCGTCGCGCTCTTGGTGTAGGTTACGCTCGGAAGAAACGCTCCACCTTTGGAAGCGTACAAGCGAGCAGTCATTTGGATTTCGTCAGCCATGTTGTGTTAGGTTAGGTTATCTGAGTAAACTTGGGTCTACGTCGTAAGGATAAACCAAAAGCGGCCAAGCTGCAAAGGTCCAAGTCTCATTGCGTTCTACTTGGTTGGTCTTGATGGTAAGCGAAGTCGAATCGTTTGTCTTCAACCACGCCCATGCAGTGCCATCAGGAGTTAATTCAGTTCTGGATGGCGGTCTCGGCATTACGGCTCTGACTGAATTAGGAAACAGATTTATGTTTGCCAGAACAGTTCCGCTATAAATCGCAGAAATGATTGGAGGAGTTGCCGGTAAACCGTTACGGGCTGAATAGGATGAGATTTTTGTAAGAGAACAGCGAGAAGTCTGAAAGCTTGTCTGTCCTCTGCTGAGAAGCTGAAAGATTTGGAATCCTATTGGAAAACGCTCAACATTGAATTCAAGCTTGTTGTTAACAGGATCATCCGCAGCGTTTTTGATTGAACTAAAATAGTCAGCTTCAGTTTTACCGCTGATTGTTTGAGTGTAACGCTTTGCCTCTGCTCTTACTGTAGGCAATTCAAACAAAGAAGAGTCAACGTACTCAGTCCTGAACTCGTATCTAGTGCTTGGCTCCTCTTCATTAGCAGGAGGTGGAGCAGTAGGATTGTTTGTATCAAAATTTGTGCCAGAGTATATTACAGTTGCCTCCGAATAAGGTCCGTTCTCTGTTATCTGATACTTACCGCCAGCTAGAACCCAACTAACAGAAGCATTCCGCAAAGCGTCTTTGCTTCCGCGATAGCGATAGGTTATTTGCCTACCAGTGCCATCACCTCCGCTGTATTCGCGAGATATTTCAATGTATCCTAATTCTACATCTGAAAGAAATTGGTTGCTGGTTTTTATTGTTCCCATATTAGTCTCTTGAGATTACTTGAGCCGTTTTCTCTGAGCTTTTTGCTATAAGCTTAAGCTGAATGGTTTGCTCAAGTGCTTGCATGACCATTCGATCTTGTCCGCTTTGAAATCCAGTAAATCCGCCAATGCGAGTAAGTGAATCTTGAGAGCCTCTGAAAGAAAACTTTTCTGACTGGATTCTCGCTGAAACCATTTCAGGAGGAACAAACTTATCATCCGCCTTTTTGCCGTCTTTGGTTGCATCTAAAGGACCGCTTTGAGATAGGAATTTATCTGCGGCCAATAGTGAGGATGCAGGAGCTACTCTAAGTTTGGAAAGAAATGCTGTTGCTTGACCCAGATTTGTTAGATTGAATAAATCAAACGCAAGTTTTGCGATATTGTAAGACGCTTTTGTTGCAGAGACAGATTGAACTTGAGTTTTCTTAATCAACAAATCCATTTGATCGTTGAATTTCTCAATGTTCTTAATGTCTTCAGCGTTAAACATATCAATTGGACCTAAGTCTTTGATTGTTCCCGCTGCCATTGCTGCTTTTGTAAGCTTTAAGCCAAGCAAATCCGCAGCCGCTGCCATCATCTCAGCGTTGTTTCGGTTTGCGTTTAACTTTTCTCCAAGAGCAATAAGCACTTGCTCGCTTCCAAGTGATCTGTCTGAAAGGTTTTGAACGCTTAGGCCAAGCTTCTCAAAAGCTGCTCTTTGAGGTCCATCGTTTGAGATTGCAGCGGTTCTTGCGTCATTGATTCTAGTAATGGCAGAGGCTACAGCCTCAAATTTAACTCCGTAGAGATTTGCTGCCATTTGAAATTTTTGAACGTCATCAGTTGAAATGTTCAACTGTTCAGCAAGTTCACCAACTCGATCAGCGGCTTCTGCAACTGAATGAGCAAATCCGGTAACAGCAGCAATAGACAACGCACCAGTAAGTCTGCTTGTGACAGCATTCTTAAAACTGTTTCCAAACTTTTCACCAATGCTTTGAGCGCGTTTAACGCCCATCTCAAATTGAGTGGAATCAATCCCAAGCTTTACCAACATCGAGAGAATACCCATATCAGTTATCTTGTTGGTTTTGCCAAATGGCTTCGCTTTGGTCGTCCCACAACTGAACCTGACCCATCATCTCTGCGTGAGCTAGAATCAGCCTTTCTGCGTCACCAAGAGGCATCCTGACGGCATCGTCTGGTCCAATTCCGATATTGAGACAACCTACAAGCACTCGCTCGGTCCACGGCATTGCGGGACGTTTTGATTTGCTTCCAGCCTCCATCAGCACTTCGGGAGCGGTTGATTGCTCTTTGAGCCACAACTGGAACTTGTCGGACTCCACCATCAGATTCATCCGCTGAATCCTCTTCGACCACAACCAGAGAAACAAATCCCTCCAGAATGATTTGATTGATCTAATGGACTCTAGAGGAGACTGTGAGCAAACAAGCACAGCCTCCGCTAGATCATTGGAACTAATCTCACCACCTAACACATAAGGAGACCGCAGTCTTTGCAACAATATCGCATGACCCACGGTATATGGGACAAGTCGAACCCCAAGCACTACTGGTGCTGGAGGTCCGCTTTCTGCGAGTATCTTTGCAAGTTCTGACACGATTACAGAGTGTAAACCGTCGCATCACCAGCCATAGAAGGATACTTGGTCAAATTGACGGTAACCATAGCTTTGCCGCTAGAAGTAAATTTGACGCTTCCACCGCCGGAATAAACGTAATTACCATTAATAGAAACTCCTCCGTAAGTTGTAGCGTCAGCACCAGAAATGGTAGCGTAACCATTCACGTTAGGCAAAGACGCACCAGTCAAAGCGATTGCAGCACTAGTCGCGCTGCTAGGAATAAACGTAACGCTAAGAGAAATGCGCTCATTAGCTGCAATTTGAGCGATAACATCACCGGCAGAATTCTTAATCTGCTCAACGTCCGCTTCATGCGTTACATCATAGCTTTCGATGGTGCTAATTGCGCCACTAAGAGCAGTTCCGGGGGATACTCCGGTTTGATTAAAAAGCTGAATCGTCCCCTTAGATCCGTAGACTAGGGCTAGACCTTTAGATTGTGCCATGTTTGTGGGTTGTTAAATCGTGTTTGCTGCTGCGAAAATTGTCATGGATCGCGAAAAAGTTCTAGCTCTTTCGCTTATGTCGTTGATGCCAAAGTCAACTGGAACTGCGAATTGCGCGTTGAAGCCTCCCGAGGGATCGGTGTCGAGCGCGTCTAACTCAGCAATGTTGCCGTCAACGTAGAGGTATTGCAGGAGATTCTCAAAGATTTGCACAATCGCTAGAGCTTGAGCCTCCGAGGTATCGTCTGCGGACAACTGAAGCGTAGCGGTAATGTCTACCTCGCAAGTGCGGTCTAGGGGATGCACCGGAACCGCAGTCGATGCGCGGACAACAATGCGCGGAAAGCTCGGCATCTGGTCCTCCAAATCTGGATCTGCAAACGCACCGTGACCGTAGCTGGTGAGACAAGTTGGAGTCCCAAGCGGAGACGCTGACCAATCTTCAGCGGCCAACCAGTCAACTAGAGCGCGTTCAGTGCGTAGGGCTACAGCGTTCATGTAACTGTGATTCCTTTGGATTCAGACCCATCAAAAGCGGCTTGCAGTGCTGCGGCAATGTGATTTTCAAGCTCACGCGCTTCATCGTTGTAAGCTTGTTGCATTGCTTTGGAGTAGATTCCTTCAACGGTTCCAACCTGATTGTCGGCCAATCCAATGTTCATGCGAACATAACTCGATGGGTTAAATCCGGCTTTGGCGTTGTACGCATAGGCTGAAGAGCCTTTGTGCATCGCTACATTCTCCTGCGGCAAACCGTATTGATTCGCAAGATTGATCAACGCAGCGTTTCCTGCTACGGACTTAACACCAGCAGATCCCTTCTTTGCGCGTCGAGTTCCGCCAAACTGTTGGAAGGATGGCGACAGCTTTTTTATGGCTTTAGTCACGCATGACTTGAGGTATCCAACAGAACCAGCAGCGCGACGGCGTAAAGCTCCAGCAGCCTTTCGCATATCTGCACCGTAGAGACCGGGTTTTCCCTCTTTAGCGTTCTTGGCTTGAGCGATCAAGTGGACCACTCGCAACTGTCGAGATTTACCCACTCGCTTGCCGGTCTTTTTGTCAAAGCGATCCGCTCCAACAGGTCTGTTGAAGTAGTCCAGAATCTTGTTGCGAGCCGCTTGTGGAGACTTTGGAGGCAACAAGCAGTAGAGCCGCAGCATCAAGAAAAACGTGCGAGCGTTGACCGCATCAGCCAGAGACCGCTTGGTCTTCGGGAGATACTCCTTCCAAGCAGCGTCAAATCTCGACGTATCGACTGTAACGGTTGGAGTCATTTGGTTTTAGAGCCAAGTTCAAGCGCGTAATAAGCTCCAGATCCATCACGTTTTGCGGACACAATCCGCATCTGGCGACCGTCGTAAGTGAGAAGCCTTCCCACCACCGGAATCATTTTGCCGAAACTCAGAAGCAATCGGTCAGTGTTCTCTTGCAGTAGAAAGCTTCCGCTCTCTTGCAGGAGCCGGTCAGCGTTAGCTCCAACGTCACAAGACCAGACCGCAGCGTCAACGGTTACGAGGGTTGAGTCAGCCAAACGCCAGTCGGAAAACTTGACCAAGACTCGCGCTTGGACGTTGTCTTGGAACCCACCGGAGATAACCGAGTTAGCGTCAGTGATCGCAGCAGGAAGACAGCGCACCAGCACTCCCTGCCAAAGAAACGACGGGTTTCCCATCGCGCTCTGTAGCACAGACATCCCCAACTGGAGACTGGTTGCGATTAGATTCACGAAGTGAAGTAAGTGCCACTGACAATGAGTCGGGAGGTTGCTTGTAGGTGATCAGCAAGAGTAAATGCGTCTCCATTCTCAAAATGCGAAAGCTCGCAATAGCTAGTTCCATTGATAGCTCTAGCGATCACAGCGGTCTTGGCTTGATTGGTCCCGTTATCAAGCCAGACGGCAAACGCTGCTTCGTACAATACCGGATCAGGAAGAGTCAATCGAAGGTTGCCGGTAGCACTACCAGCCACAGAGTTGATCGTCAGATCAACAGTAAACGTGCTGACAAAACCAATAGAAGTATGGCGAGCCGTGTTAGTAGTAAACGCAAACGTGCGACCACCACCGGAATCTGTGAGAGC